TTGCCGATATCGACGCACGGCACATCGGCCTCGGCGACTTCGATCCGGCCCGAGTTCCCGTCCGATCCGACCCGCCCCGAGGACCTCGAGGGCGGCGCCAACTTCCGCCTCGAGACGCGGCTCGGCGATCTGGACATCATGCAGTGGGTGGCGGGCATCGAGACCGAGCCCGCCTACGCGTCCCTCGCCGCCAATGCCATCAGCGGCGAGCTCAACGGCGTCCCGCTGCGCGTCTGCAGCCTCGACGATCTCATCGCGATGAAACGCGCCGCCGGCCGCCCACGCGACCTCGACGATCTCCAACGCCTCGGGGCGTCTTAGCTTAGACCGAGCGCCCCCGGCAGGACTCGAACCTGCGACCTGCGGATTAGAAGTGCGAGCGGAGCGACCCCGGTTGGCTCTGCTGCGCCATATCGGGGTCGCTCAGTTGCGCTGAGTTACGGGGTGATGACCCCGGTTCGGTGCACGTCTGGGTGCACGGTCTCGCCGGTGAACGCGGCGGTGAGGCGGGCGGCGTCGTCGTGCGCGGGCACGTAGTGCAGGTACCGCATCGTGGTCTGGATGTCGGCGTGTCCCATCCACGCCTGGATGCGGCGCAGGTCGATCCCCTTCGCGGCGCATTGGGTGCCGAACGTGTGCCGCAGGTCGTGGAAGACGATCGGGTCTGCCTTCTCGCGGAGGTGCTGGAGACCGACCGCGTCGGTCGCCAGCGCGTCGTAGAACGCATCCCGGACGGCGTCGTCGAGGAGGTGCCCGCCGACGTCGTTGCCGAACACGAGGTCGTCGGGCTCGGTGAAGTGCTCCCGGCGGCTGAGCCCGTCGAGCGCGACGATCGCTTGGTCGGACAGCGGGACGCTGCGGACGCGGTGCGACTTCGGCGTGTCCTCCTGGAACGTGCCGGACGGCAGGTTCCGGCGGACGTGCAGGATGCGGTTCGTGAAGTCGACGTGCCGCCACCGCAACGCGAGCAGCTCGCCTTGCCGGAGCCCGGTGAGCGCGGCGACGGTGACGAGCGCGGCGAGCTGGTCGTTTGCGGCCGCTCTCGCGACGGCGTGGACCTGTTCGACGGTCAGGACGTTGAACTCGTCGGAGCGGCGTACGGTGACCTTCTCGGCGTTCTCAGACGGGTTCGTGACGATCCAGCCTTTGCGTTTGGCGCGGCCGAGGATGCCGCCGAGCAGCGTGAGGATCTTCTGCACGGTGCGGTGCGACAGCTTCCCGGCGAGGAGGCGGTCGCGGTAGGCGCCGATGTCGGCGGTCGTGATGTCCTCGATCGGCGTGTCCTCACCGAACTCGTCGAGGAGGTGCGCGTTGATGGTGCTGCGCGCGTCCCGGATCGTTGACCGCTTGCGCTGCTTGTCGTGCTCGAGGTACCGCAGGAGTTCGTCGCACGCCTCCTTGAACGTGACGTGCGACGGGGTGATGTTCACGAGCGCGTCGTCGCCGGCGAGGATCGCCTGCAGCCTGGCTTCGGCCATGCCGCGGGTGAGGTGGCCGGCGGGCGGGCGGGTCCGTTTGGTCCAGACCCGGCCGAGCCGTCGTTGCGGCTGTGTGCCGTCGGCGAGTTTGAGCTTGGCGTAGTAGACGGGGCCGCCCTTGCGTTCGATGGTGCGGACGTAGCCGGTGGCGTGCATCAGAACCCCGTGCGCCGGAGAGCGTCGTCGAGGAGGTCGCGCAGCTCCTCGCATCTCTCGTGGCCCCACTTGTCCACGAGGTTTCGCTGCACCCCGCGGCGAGCGGCGAACTCCGGCATCGCGCTGCTGCCGCCGGTGAACAACTCGATGTCCTTCGCCGCCTTCGCGAACCGCATCGGCAGCTTCGACTCGACGGGCAGCTCAACCGCGCGTTCCCGCAGCCACGCCGCGAGGTCCTGCATGACGGCGCATTCCGCGTGCTCGATCGCTGCCGCCTGCGCCTCGATCTGGTCGATCGTCTGCGTGGTAGCGCGGTCGCCCGAGCGCGGGTTAGGCTTGCTGCTGGCCATGGGGTGCACTCCTATGGTCCGGCCCCGGGAGCGTTCACGCGCTCGCCGGGGCAATCTGTAGATGACCCTTCACGGCCGAGTCTACGCCCCCAAGTCAAGCGGGCGAGCCGTCGTCCGATTCCTGACATCGCCTGCTCGTCACTCCCGAACCGTTCGTTTGCTTCGGCGTTTCGACATGTAGGACGGCGTGCGTCGTTAGCGAAAGGACTCCAGGCGGGTTTCGGCGCGCGCCGCCTCCCCGCGTTCTGCCTGGCCGGGCGTCGAACAGATGTCGCGCCACGCGCGGTGATTGGCCAACGCGTTGGCCAACGCATCCTCGTCGCTCGGCCGGCCATCACAACCCCGACCGCACGGCGGTTGTCAACGGAGCGAGACGCGGGCCGATTGCTGACAGCAATGGTCTACGCACCAAACCTTTTGGGCACAGTACCCGCAGGGACGGCGCGCGCCGCGGCGGAAAGGACTCCCGGAGGTTTCCGGCGCGCGCCGCCTCCCCGCTTTGACGCGATCGTCGAGCATCAGCCGGCCCCGTCGTCGGCGATGGCGGTGAGTTCCTTCAGCACGTCCTCGGGCGGGCGTGACAGATAGGTCGCCGCGACCATCGCGACGTGCTTCGGATCGAGCGTATCGGGCTGGAACCCGAGCACCTTCGCGGCGTGCCACAGCCGGCGGACAGCGAGGTTGACGTTCAGCGACCAGTGCTTCGCGACCAGCCCCGTGATCTCGCTGCGCCCCTCGTCGGTGAGGTCGTCCCACTCGCGGCGGCACGCTTCGGCGCCCTCGGGTTTGTGGATGAAAACCCTGGCGGTCTCCATGTCTGCGATCTCGGTGAGTAGGTGGGCGCGGGCGAGGAAGTCGACGGCGTACGTGGTGACGTTGGAGTCGAGCACCTCGTCGTACAGCGCCTCCTGCGCCTTGAGTTCGCGTCCGAGGTCGAGGTCGTCGTCGTTGCTCATGCTGCTGCCCTCCTATCGGGCTCGATGGTGGTGAATGACTGCTCGTACTGCTCGATGGCATCGAGCCGCCACCGTCGGTAGCGGCCGAGTTCGACGGTGGGGACCTTGCCTTCGCGGGCGAGCCGATAGACGTGGCTCTTGGGGACCTGCCAGCGCTTGGCGAGCTGCTCGGCGGTGAGGAGCTGGCCGGTCACGCGATCCCCCCGGTGACGCCGCCCTGCATTTCGACGACGCCGGAGCCAGAGCCGTGAGACTCGATGCCGACCCAGCCCTCCGGCCGCTTGTGCGCCAGCCCGTCGTCCTCGAGATCCTTCAGAACCCGCCTCACGGTGCCGTCGCTCGGCTTCCGGCCGATCGCTCGAGCGATCCCGGCCTGCGGCTGAGCGCTCCGCGTCAGCAGGGCGAGGATCTGATCGCGCAGCTCGTCGCGTCGGCGATCCGCCTCGTACGGCTCGACTTCGCCGAGCAGCACCATCCCGTCACGCGACTCGAGGGAGATCCACCGCGGCTCCGGCTCCGGGGCGGGCCGAGACTTCCAGCACGCCAGCCGTCGGCGGGTGCGCTTGTCCGGATCGTCCTCGTGCCGGGAGAGCGTGAACCCGAGCTCCACGGCCGCGCCGATCGCCGTGGAGCCGCGGTACTCGACTCCCTGCTTGCCGGCGTGGTGCAACAGCAGCACGGGGATGCCCTTGTCCTGCGCGAGCCGCGACACGGGCCGCAACGCCGCCTCGACGGGCCGGCTGTCGTTCTCGTCCAGGCCGGGAGCGAGCGACCGGAGCGAGTCGAGCACCACGACGGCCGGATCGTGGTCGTCGACGAGGTCGTAGAGCAGCTCGACATCGTGGGCGAGGTTGAACCCGACCGCCTCGACGTACACGAGCGTGTCGGGCTTCACGCCGAGCCCACGGATGCGGCGGTGCGCTTCGCGCTCACCGTTCTCCGCGTCCACGATCAGCGTCCGGCCGGGGCCGCACTCGAGACCGGCGACTGTGGCGCCATGGCCGACCGCCGACGCGAGCGCCAACGCCAGCATCGACTTCCCCTGCCCTTCCCGGCCGGCGAGCATCGTGACGCACCCCTCGGCGAGCAGCGGCTCGACGACCCACGGCACCGGCGGCGGCTCCGTGGCGAGCATCTGCTCGACGTCGAGGACCCTCAGCTTGGGGGTTGCCAGCCATCCATCCGCTATGGGGGGTGGCTGGCTGGCAAGGCGGCCGTTTGGCTCTAGGCCGTGATTGCCGTTCCCGTTGTTGTACGGCGGGTTGGCGCGCCAGAACAGCTCGTGGCCGATGACGCTGGGGTCAGTCTGCGAGCGACAGTCGGGGCGGTCGCAGATCCAACGCTGCCAGCCCTCGGTCCACGCCATCTCGCCGCCGCAAGCGACGCAATACGCGAGGACGCCGTTCTCGCCTTCTTCATGGACGTAGCCGACGCCGGCGCGATCAAGCTCGGCGAGAACGTCGGTGATGGTGAGGCTCACGACGCCACCTCGATTCGCTCGAGGAGGGCGGCGAGCGCGTGGCTTACGTGGCGCGGCTGTCGCCGGCGCCTGGGCGATTCGCCGGGACTGTCATCTCCCGGGTCGGTACCCGACCGGATGCCAGCGGCGCGCCGAGCCGCCCGACGCGGGGCGCGCTGATGCCCACAGCCGCGTGAGCGCGGAACCCGAGTTCGCGACACCCGCCAACGCCTCAGCGTCCGCTGGACTCGGCGAGCTTCAGCGTGGAGCGGCGCGATGTGATCGCGACGGAGTTCGGCTAGCGAGACCGTCGGCGTTCTCTCGACGAGCACGGTGTCGCGCTCATGCCGCTCGTTCGCGACGGCAAGCATCATCAGAGTGCACCGCCACGCGAACGCGACAGCGCTCTCCGGCGCGTTCGCCGCTTCGAGAGCACACGCGCCATCGAAAAGGTCGGCGAACGTCAACAGCGACTGTGTCGTTTCCGCGGCGAGACTGGTCATGTCGACGGCTTCGAGCCAGTCGATCAACTCGCGCGCTACGAGTTGATCGTCTTGCGAGCCTTCGAGTGGGAGTAAGCGAAGCCGCTCGATCGCCTCATGAAAAGCGTCGCCGCCCCGCTCTACGGACGCCATGTTCAGCGTCGCCTCAGGTGGGGCGGTCATCTCACGTCCTCCGACTGCCACTGAGCGACGGCCCGCGACGTGTGAAGGTGCGGGCCTGGGTCTACGCCCTTCCGCTGATCGCGGTGCTCGCCATACAGCCCCTCAAGTTGAACGGTGAGCTGCTCAGTCTCGAGAGGCTTTCCCGTGACGGCCCACGCGGCTTGTCGTGCACGAGCCGTCCGCTGGATCTTGCGAGTGATGCCAGTTCCCCGGCTTCCACTTCGCTTCTTCTTACCTCCGGCTGACTCAAGCTTTCGCGAGTCTGAGGGAGGAATGGTATGGAGCCGTTGGTCCACGGCGTCCTCCTGGTGGTCGCGTCGCGTGATTGCGACTACTCACAGTTAATCATGCTGGCAGGCGGCAAAATTTGAGGGCGGCTCCGGGGACCACCGGAACCGCCCTCTGTGTAGCTCGCGATCAAGCGAAGCGACATCGACCGCTACTTACACTATCGCGGGCAGCGGATCGACTAAAGCGCTTCAGCGGCCACGGCCACCACGCGACGTCGAGCGGACGCGCGACACCCGGCTAGGCGGGGGCTTGGCCTTCGGCTTCCGCCTGGCCTTCGGTTTCGTGTCGGTGTCGTCGTCGGTCGCGTTCTTCTTCTTGCGAGCCATGACTACGCCGCTGCGATCCGGACTGCGGCGGTCTGGCGCTCGACGCCGAACACGGCGTGCGTCTCGAGCCGCACCAGCGACGTGTTCGTCTTGCCGGCGTTCTCCTCGAACTTGGCGAGCGACACCGGGCCGGCGTACAGCTTCCCGTACACGCTGGAGTCAAAGACGACCGGCGCCGCAACCGTCTTAGACACGCGGCGCTGCATCCCGAAAAACGTGTTCGAGCTGAACTGCCCCGGGGCGAACACAAAGTCCGCGGTGCCGCCGGTGATTCCGGACACCATCACGTCGAGCGCCTCATCCGCCGCGGGCGTCAAGACCAACGTGTCGGGCGCATAGCCTGCCGCGCGCAGCGTCGTGATCGCCTTGCGGTAGGAGACAAGCGGGTTGTCAGTGCCGGGCGCCTGGAAGCCCGACGCAGCGAACGAGTCCAACACGAGCTTGTCGAGACCGTCATTGAGGGCCAGCCGGAGGTCTGCCTCGATGATGGAGTTGAACGCCGGCTGCTCGAGATGCACGTTGGGAATCCCGGACTGCACGTTCGCGACCTGCTTCATCGCCGTGGTCACGATGGTCAGCGTCGAGCCGGTCTCCGGCTTGTTCGTCACGGCGTCGATCGCGCGGACCACGTTCGCGGCGGTAGCGAGCGAGCGGGCTGTCTGCGTGAACACGTCGACCGACGTGACGCCGGCGTCGACACCGACGCGCGGGACCACCGGCCAGACATAGCGCTGGTCGTAGCCCAGGTTGCTTGCCGTGCTCTTGGCCTTGTCGATCAGGTCGACCGAGCCGGTCCAGGTGATTGCTCTGTCCTCGAACGCCTGCCACGGAATCGTGGCCGTCTCGCCCGGGAACCCCGCAGCCCGGAACTCGTCCGCCAGCCCGCGCGACGCGGTGACGGTCACGCGATCCTCGACCTGCAGACCGCCGGTGCTCGTGGTAGCGGAGCGATCCTCGGTCTTGGTCTCGACGGCCGTGGCCGTCTCCTGCTTCTCGGGCTCAGCGCCCATGACTGCCTCCTGGGCTTCGCCCGGGTTGGGTTGACTTCTGAGTTCTGCCGCGGCTGCGGCGTACGCGGGCGCGGCGGTAACGGTCACGTCAAGCAAGTGCGAGATCTCGGCGATGTGGCGGACGTCGCCGTCCCAGTAGTCGCGAGCAACCACTTGGCGCCAGGACGAAGCCCGCAAGTCGCCGCGCTCGATCGCGACACGAACCTCCTCGCCGACCGGTGACGTCGGGAGGTCGACCGCCCACGCGAACCCGTCGTCGCGGTCTTCGACGGTCAGGGTCGTCGGATGCCGGCCGAGCAGGCGTGAGCGGTCGTGCTCGCGGGTCGCGATCAGGTCGTCGAAGTTGGCTCCGTTGAGAGCGCCCGGGTCGATCACTTCGCGCCAGCCGCCCATGTCTCTGGACTCGACGCCGTACGGGATCAGGCCGCGGAGCTTGCGGCCATCGACGGTGGGCGCCGCGGCCTCGACGACGGGGGCGGTGCGGTCCTCGACAGTGCCGGGGGTCGGACGGTTCACTGTGACTCTCCGTTCTCGGGTGGGAGATCCTCAAGCTCGCGGACTTCCTCACGGCGCATCCACCCCGTGTCCGGGCTGAGCGCCGCCGTGTACTGCTGCGCGCGCTGCTCAGGCGCCGACCGCAACAGCCCGTCAAAGTCGAACTGCACATACGTGCCGCCGGGGCACAAGTCGGCGTCCTTGCTAATCGCGGTTTCGATCCGCACGGCCGGCGGGCGCAGCGAGTACGTGGCGAGCGCCCGGGACTGCTCGGTGACGTTCGCGTAGGTGAGGCTGTCGCCGGTCGGTGCGTCGATCGCCCAAGCGGGAACCCGGAAGATGCGAGCGATTTCTCTGGCGCTCAGCTCCCGCTGCTGAAGGAACTGTGAGTCATCCGCACTGAACGCGATCGGCTCGAACTTCACGTCACCACTGACGACGGCCACCTTGTGCATCTGCTCCACACCCGCGTGGCGCTCCTGCCACTTGGCCTGGATGCGCTCGAGCGCGCCCTCGTTGCCGTTCGGCGCGGTCAGGACACCGGACGGCCGGCTCCCCTGTTCCGTGAATGTCTTCGCGGACTGCTGAAGGCTCGAGGACAGCCCGAGCGCGATCCGGCACTGAGTCACGGGTGACATGCCGCGGAGCCCGTCGGCGCTCATCGCCTTGATGTGCAGGATGTCGTCGGGCCCGTGTTCGGTGCGGCCCTTGACGGTGTCGAGCAGGTACACGATCCGCTGGCCGCGCAGCTCCACCTGGATGCTCTCGGGGGAGATCAGCCCGAGCTGGGCGATCTCGCCGTCGGCGCCGCGGTACTTCCCGACGAACACCTCGCCGGTGACGCAGAGCCCCACGACGATCTGGCTGATCAAGTCGACGCTCGTGCTCCCCGGGGCGGGCCGCTTGAGGAGCTGCACGACGCGCGCGTTGTCACCCGCCGGCTGCCGTCCGGTCGTCGTGCGGCGGTAGGCGTGAAGCGGCAACGTCGAGATCCCGTCCGCGAGGACGCGGATGCACGCGAACGCGTCCGAGACCCGCAGCGCGTTCGCGGTCGTGACGTTCAGCGGCGCGGTCGTCGTCAGGGACGGGAACGCCGGCTGGACGTCGGCCGTGGGGAGCGCGCGGTCCTCCACCTCGTGTCCGAGCCAGGCCCAACCACGTTTCCCCTGCAAATTCACGCTATCGAAACGATAGCATTAGCTGAACGTGAACGTTCAGCTAGACCCTCTGGTCGGGTTCTGCCTCGAAGTCGGACTCACGTTGGAGCCGTTTCAGGAGGTGATCGCCGACGCGCTCACCGGACCCGAGCACGAGGTCGTGATCCTCCTCCCACGCGGGCAGGGGAAGACGTCGCTGGTCGCCGCGCTCGCGCTACAGCACCTCGCCACGACGCCTGGCGCGGCGGTCTACTGCGCCGCGGCGTCACGCGAGCAGGCCAGGATTCTCTTTGAGGCCGCGGATCGGTACGCCCGTCAGCTCGAGGACGACCACGTCGTGCACCGGCACCTCGAACTCAGGTGGTGCGACGACCCCGACCAGCCAAAGGTGTTCAGCCGGCACCTGCGGGTGCTCGCCGCCGACGCACCCCGCCTCCACGGCCTCACCCCCACACTCGCGGTGATCGACGAGCTGCACGCCCACCGCGACGACGAGGTCTATCTCGCGCTCAAGACCGCCGCGCTGAAGACCCCCGGCGCCCGCCTCGTCGTCATCTCCACAGCCGGCCAGGGCGCCGACACGCCATTGGGCCGGTTGCGCGCACGTGCTCTTGCTCAGCCCGACGTCCAGACCGACGGCGCGTTCACGGATGCCCGCGGCGGCGGCCTCCGTCTCCTCGAGTGGGCTGTCCCGCAGGACGCCGACGTCGACAACCCGGCCATCGTGAAGCAGGCGAACCCGGCGTCGTGGATCACCGCGGACGCGCTCGCCGGCCAGCGCCAGGCCGTCCCGGATCTCGCGTTCCGGCGCTATCACTGCAACCAGTGGGGGTCAGGGGAAGGTGCGTGGCTTCCCCCGGGGGCGTGGAACAAGTGCGTCGGCACCCCGACGTTCACGGACGGGGAGCCGATCGTCATCGCCGCCGACCTGGGCGGCACGCGGTCAGCGTCCGCGGTCTGCTGGATCAACGAGCAGCATCACGTCGGCTGCGAGATCCACCGCGGCGACGACGCCGTCCTCGAGATTGCCGAGTGCATCCGGGACCTAGCCCGCCGCTACGACGTCCAAGAGGTCGCCCTCGACCCGTGGCGAGCCGCCGCGCTCGGCGCCGAGCTCGAACGCGAAGGGGTCACGGTCTCAGTGTTCCCGCAGCAGGACAGCCGCGTCATCCCCGCTTCGCAGCGCCTCTACGACGCCGTCATCAACCAGACGATCGTCCTGCCGGATCTGCCGGAGCTGGCGCAGCACGCCGCCGGCGCGATCGCGAAACACTCGCGCCGAGGGTGGAGGATCGACCGGCCGAACCCGCGCGTCGAGATCGACGGCATCACCGCGCTGCTGATGGCGCTCGACCGGCTCGAGAACCGGCCCGCACCAGTCGAGCTGATCGGCTGGATCTAGTTGCGCCGCCCGTGCATCGGCTGCGGCGCCCTCCTCCGAGCCGGCTCCTGGTGCCCGGTCTGCCAGCCACCCCGCACCCGCGGCCGGCGCCTCCAAGCACTACGCGCCGCGTACGTCATCGGCCGCAACTGCGCGATCTGCGGCGCGCCCGCCGAACACCTCGACCACGTAACCCCCGTCATCCACGGCGGTGACGACCGGCCGTCGAACTTGCAGCCGCTCTGCGCCGCCTGCAACGGCCGCAAAGGCGCCCGGTCGCTCTAGCCGCGCTGATCCTCGGGCAGCGTGAGCTGATACACGTTGTCCGCCAAGTGCAGGATCGCGTGACCGATCCCGAGCAGCGCGTACTGGACAGCGGCGGCCCGATCCTCGTCCGTGCCGCCCTTAATGAGATCGAAACCCTCGCGGGCGGCTTGGAGATGCTCTTCGGCGGCGTCGGAGTGGAAGCTCATCGCTCGAGGCTACATCTGCCGGCGTCCTTGCGTGCTGCAACGTTTTTACGCAGCGCAGTAGCGGAGTGTCCGGTGTGGCTCTACTAAGAATCAGAGGAAGCTCATGATGATGAGCCCGACGCCTACGACGATGCCGACGTAGGCGAGCAGCGCCACGGCGGAGAGCCACTTTGGTGGTCCGCCTTCGCTGGCGTATCGCTCGTCTTTGGTGTCCCAGTCTCCGCCGGCTGCGTTGACGAGCTGCGCCGAGCGGATCGTCGCGGCTCGCTCGGCGATGATTGAGGCGATGAGGATGAGGATGCCGATGACAAGCAGGGCTTTCAGTCCTCGTCTGTGCGCGGGACCGCTGACTCCCGGTGGATGATCGTGCCGTCGTCGTCGACGAGGATCTGCTTGTCGTGCGGGGCGTAGCCGATCGGCTGGCCGGCGGCGAGGTCGAGTGCCTGCTCGGGCGTGAGCTCGATCTCGTTGATGGTGCCGTCTGCGTTGCGGCTGCGGAACGTAAAGCGTTCGGCCATAGAACAACGCTAGCCGCGCGAGCGGCGGACGGCGGTGCCGCTTAGGCGTCGACGAGCACCCGCATCTCCTCGACCTCCATGGAGCGCGGGCGGAGGTCGGTGGTGATCTTGCCGGCCTCGGGGTCGTCGGTGACGTACAGGGAGATCGCCTCTTGGAGGGCCTCGCGCAGCTCGTCGAGCGTGAAGCCGCTCGCGAAGCAGCCCGGGAGCTCGACGACCTCAGCCCAGTACGACCCGTCCTCGTGGTTGATCGTGACTGTGTAGCTCGTGGATCGCTCGGTCGTCATATCTCGTTCGGATCGATGCCTGCTGCCTTACAGATCGACCGCGAGAGGCCGACACTGTAATCGGCGCCGCGATGGTGCGGCAGGGTGATCGGGCGGTTGCCAGGCTTGGTCATCTTCACGTTGTGCTTGCCACCGATGGTGTTGGTCCACCCGTGGGACTCGAGGAGCCGGATAGCGGTCTTCTGGTTGAGGAGCCTACCCATCGAGCCTCAGCGGTCGATCAAGACCGGTTATCGCTTGGTTCCATATCGACCGTGTCGATCCTTTGTCAAGTCCGAACGGCCAGTACCACGGGTGCACGCTCGGTGCATAAGGGTCGCGCATGGCCGTTGTTTTTGGCTCTAGCACAGCGCCCCCGGCAGGACTCGAACCTGCGACCTGCGGATTAGAAGTCCGCTGCTCTATCCAGCTGAGCTACAGGGGCCGGCGAGGCGCAGCTTAGAGTGCGGTTGGGACCTGGACGCGGGTGTAGACGCGGCCTGGGCGGCCTGGGCCTTCGGTGCGTTGCTCGTCGGTGGCCTCGAGCAGGCCGGTGGCTCGGACGTCGCGGCGGAAGTTGGCCGGGTCGACGGTCTCTCCGCTGAGGGCGGCGTAGAGGCGCTGGGCCTCGCCGAGCGTGAAGCGCTCCGGGAGCAGGCCTCCGCCGACGCTGACGAACCAGTGCTTGTCGGCGACGCGGGCGCGGAGGCGCCAGAGGCCGTCGTCGACGATCCGGGCGTGGTCGAGCGCGAGCTCGGGGAGTGCGTCGACGGCGTGCCAGCCGGCCTCGCGGTCGGCGGGGCGCTCCTCCGGGAGCGCTTCGGGGGCGACGAGTGCCATGTAGGCGATCGAGGGGAGCCAGCCGCGGGGGTCGCGGTCCGGCTCGGCGTAGGTGCGGAGCTGCTCGAGGTGCACGGGGCCGACGCCGGTCTTCTCACGCAGCTTGCGTTCGGCGGTCTGCTCGGGCGACTCGTCGTGGCCGACGAAGCCGCCCGGCAGGGCGAACATGCCGCGCTGCGGCTCCTCCAGCCGGCGGGCCAGCAGCACGCATAGCCGACCCTCAGCGAGGGTGAAGACGACCGGGTCGGCCGTTAGCCCGATCGGGGCGTCGTAGTCGGCCGTGTTGCGTGCGTCGATCCGCTGCACGCCTCCACTATGTCTCGACACGCGCTCCGGTGCACGGCGGGGTCAGGTCTCGATCAAGGCGCCCGTTTCGGCGTCCACGACCTCGATCGCCATCGCCGGGCAGGCGCGGGCCGCCTCGAGGATGAGGTCGTCGGAGCCGTCGCCGATCACGACGGCGACCTCGTCGACCCGGAACACGCCCGGGGCGATCGCGGCGCAGTCGCCGTGACCGCAGCAGGAGAACTCGTCAACGCGGGGCAGGAGGGTCATGCGGCGATCCTTTCGGGGAGGGCGTCCGTCGCCAGGCGGCGGCGCCAGGTGGGCAGCTCGCGCGGCCGGCCGACCAGCAGGGCGCCCACGAGCACCCCGTGGCGGCGCAGCACCGCGGTGAAGTCGCGCGACTCGAGGTCGCCGTCGATCTCGATCGAATCCGCGCCCGCGGCGTGGCCGACGAGATGGATGCGAATCCCGTACTGGTCGCTCCAGAAGCTCTCGGGCGGCGCGGCGGCCGCCGGCAGGCCGAGGATCGAGCGCGCGGCCGAGGCGCCCATGCGGGCGGCCGGCTCCCAGTGCTGGCCGTAGGCCACGTCGCCTGCGGCATAGACGTGCGGGACGACCGTGCGAGCGCACTCGTCGACCGCCACGCCGTCCCCCGCCAGCGGCGAGCCGGCGAGCCAGCGCGTCTCGGGCGCCACGCCGACGCCGACGAGCACGGCGTCGACGGCGATCTCGCGGCCGTCGGCGAGCACGACTGACTCGACCGGCGCACCGCCGACCGCGGGCAACGCGCCGGCGAGGCCGGCACCGAGTTCGACGTGCACGCCCTCGGAGCGGTGCAGGTCGGCGAACCAGGTCCCGAGTTGCTCGCCGAGCACGTGCGCGAGTGGGACCGGGGCCGCCTCGATCAGCGTGACCTCGACGCCGAGCCCGCGCGCCGTGGCGGCGACCTCTTGGCCGACGAAGCCGGCACCGACGATGGCCAGCCGGGCACCCGGCGCGAGCGCCGTGCGCAAACCGTGGGCATCGGCGAGCGTGCGGAGGACGTGCACGTTCGGCCGGCCGGCCAGCATCGGCAGGCGCCGCGGCCGGCTGCCGGTGGCGATGAGCAGCTCGTCGTAGCCGAGCGCCTCGCCGTCTTCGAGCGACACCCGTCGCCGGGAGACGTCGAGCGCCGCCGCCCGCCGCCCGAGCAGCAGCTCGACGGCCTGCTCGGCATACCACGACGCCGGCCGAAACGATGGATCTCCCGAGCCCGTCCCGAGCAGCTCCTTGGAGAGGGGCGGGCGGTCGTACGGTGCGACCGGCTCCGCGCACACAACCCGGATGGGGCCGTGGTGGCCACGGGCGCGCAGCGTCTCGACCGCGCGCTGGGCGGCGAGTCCGCCGCCGACGATGAGGACGCTCTGTTGCACGGAGGGCAGGATCGGCAGCGCCCGGGAAAGCACCGGCAAAGCCCGGTGGAAGCCTTGGTGGTCTCCGCCGACTTACGGCGGGGGCCACCTAGTCAAGCCTGGAGCTGCACGACCACGTCGGCCCGCGCCCGCGTCGTGGCAACGAGATCCGCGTTGCGCTGATCGGTCGAGAGCGACCACGCGCGCGCCACCTCGGGCGGCTTGCCGAACGCGATGTGGCGGGCGATCAGCCAGTCGACGCGCAGCGCCTCGTCGGGGGCCACGAACCACGCTTCGTCGAGCAGCCCGCGTACCTCCGCCCAGGGCCCGTCCCCCACCAGCAAGTAGTTCCCCTCGGTGACGACGAGCGGGACATCAGGCGCGATCGGGATCGCGCACGCGATCGGCTCCTCGATCTCGCGCCGGAACGACGGCGCATACACGGTCTCCGACGCCCCCGCCGACCGCAGCCGGCGCAGCAGCGCGACGTAGCCGGCAGCGTCGAACGTGTCGATCGCGCCCTTGCGCTCCCGCCGCCCGAGCCGCACCAGCTCGGCGTTCGCGAGATGGAAGCCGTCCATCGGCACGAGCACGGCCGCGCCGCCGAGCGCGTCCACGACCCGCTCGGCGACCGTCGACTTGCCCGCCCCCGGCGCGCCCGTGATCCCGAGCAGCCTCCGGCCTCCCGC